GGACCCGCCTCATTGACCATGGCAGCACCGTCAGCCGCTGCCAGGAATGCCACCCGCTGGCCCGCCAGCAGCTGAAACAGCACCGCAAGTGCCCGCACTGCCACGTCACCGTCTACGACTGGGACCATGGCGACTGCGGCTCGCATTCCGGGCCCGCCATTCCTGACCGGCGCCCTGAACGCGAGCACATAAAGTCCGTGATTGCTTCGGGAAGGACATTCCTGTGATTACCGCGCTGTACCGTCCTCATCCTTACCGGCAGCGCCTCGATTCATTCGCCTATTGCGTCTGCGGCCGTAATCGCAGCCACCGCAGCCATCAGCCGCTCCTGTGGAGGATCCTGCACCCCTGGGCCAGCTGGCGGTGAGCGGCTACATCGAGCGCAACGCCCGGTACCGCAAGAATAACCGCGCGGTACTGCGCGATCGCGAAAGCGTACGACGGCACGGGCCGGATATCTTCGCCGAGTTCGCGGTCATGTGGGAGGCGCAACAGGGCAAGTGCTACCTATGCGGCAGGCCGCTCGATCGGACAAATCCGCGCAAGGCGCACGTCGACCATGATCACCGCTGCTGCCCGCAGGCAAAGTCTTGCCGTTACTGTCGGCGCGGCATCGCTTGCAATGACTGCAACACCCTGATCGGCCTAGCGCTTGACGATCCGCAGCACCTGCGGCGCATTGCCGACAATCTCGAGGCCGCCGTCGCTGACGCGACCCGCCGCCTAGCGAGCAAGCCCAGCCGGATCACGCTGTTCGGTGACCTGGAGGTCTCGTGACCCAGCTCGACGACGCCTGCGCGACCATCACTGCCGCCCTCCCCGAAGCCCAGGCGCTCACCGCCGAACCCGACGCCGACGGCGCCGCCAGCGCCGCCATGCAGCCGTCGTCCCGGCCGCCGTGGAACCCTGCGGCCGCCGCTGCCGCCATGGACGCGCACGAAGGCTTGCGCCGCCTTGAAGCATCGTTGCGCATGGCTGTCAACGGTCACCCCGGCTCTCGCCGCGGCGGATCCGACGCCAACACCTACCATGCCATCGCCGCCATCCAGAACCTCGGCGCCGCCGTCACCACCCAGGCAGCCGCGCAGGCCGCCGCTATCCTCGAACGGTGGTCCCGCGCCATCTGCGAGCTGCCCGCCATCGACACCGCCGAGCCATGGCGCCGCATCCACGCGCCCTGCCCCTACTGCGGCCACGCCATGCTCCGCGTCCGCCCCCGGTCCGGCGACGTCACCTGCCTGCGGTACGGCGCCTGCCGCGACCACGACGGACACCACCCCGCCGGCCGCCTCGACATCAGCCACCTCACGTCGGAACCCGTCATCCGCTGGAACGACGGCCTCGTCACATGACCACCGCCTATATCGCCCCAGCCCGCTACGTCCTGACAACCCTTCACCGCATCGACCCGGGCCGGGAAGCTGACCTGTTCTCTGGCCCGGAGCGGATTGACGGGTACACCCGGTGCGGCCTGCCGCTGCTGGAGAGCGAACTGTGGATGCCAGTTGACGGCCGGGACGGCGACCTGCTGTGCACTGGCTGCATGCCAGGCCGTGTGGCGGCGGAACTGCCGGGAACAGAACAAGGGATGCTGCTGTGACCATGCTCACTGCCACTGCCCGCTGCCTGCACTGCGACTGGGCAACCGGACCCGCCACCATGGCCGACGCCGACAAGGCCGCCGAAAAGCACACCAGCGCCGGGCACCCGACCGTCACCATGGCTGAGCCCGCGCCATGAGCCCGATCCGCGCCGAGAACCGGGCCCGCTACCCAGCCGACTGGCCAGCCATCAGCAGGCATATCCGCTTCACCCGCGCAGGCGGCCGCTGCGAATGCGCCGGCGAATGCGGCACCACCCATCCGCCCCTCTGCGAGGCACGCCACGGCCAGCGCAGCCCCTACACCGGATCCATGGTCGTGCTCACCGTCGCCCACCTCGACCACACCCCGGAAAACTGCGACGAGGCCAACCTGAAAGCCATGTGCCAGCGCTGCCACCTCGCCTACGACGGACCGCACCATGCGCAGACCCGCGCCTTCGTCGCGCAGAACGGGCAGGAACGACTGCCGGTCCCCTGGGATGAATTCAGCGTGCTGTTCATCGGCGGCGATGACGAATGGAAACTCGGCGAGCCGGAGCGCGACCTGGCGGCAGAAGCACGACTGCGCGGAAAGCGTATCCACATGGGCCGCGTCAACTCGCTGAAGCGGATGCGATACGCCCGCGCGATCGGCTGCGACAGCGCCGACGGGACATTCATCCGCTACGGCCCGGATCTCCGCCTGCCCGAAGCGCTCGGCTGGGTCCGGGACGCCAATGAGCAGGGCCTGCTATGGGAAACCGCATGATCGGGCACCATGGATGCCATGGTCCAGGCGGTCACCCTCACCCTCGCCGAAGCCGCCGCCATCCTCGACCCGCCCGTCACCGAACGGCAGCTCCGCGCCATCATCACAGCCCTCGGCTGGCAACCCGACGGCCAGCGGCGCACAGGCAAACCAGGCAACCCCGCGCTCACCTACTCATCAAAAGCCCTCATGGAACTGCACGCCGCACTCATCCCCCACAACCGAATTACCCAAATTACCGGACGCGACCTGCAAGAATAAACCATGGACGTCACCCGCAGCGAAGCCGCCGTCATGGTCGACCCGCCCATGACCGAACGCCAGATCGGCACGCTCATCACCATCGCCGCCATCCCCCCCGCCGGCCGCCGCCGCAGAGACAGCGTCGGCCACCCATGGAGCCTCTACGACGCCGCCACCATCCGCCAGGCCCATGCGCAGGAAGCCGCACGCACAGCCAAACAGTTCACCGACAACGACTGGATAGCCTCAGCCCTCCTAGACCGCCAGCTCATCCGCGCCGACACCGAAACCGGCGAACTGTACTGCCCCGATGGCAGCCGCGCCGAGCGGATGAGCCCGAAAATCTACGGCTACGTCCAGGTCGGCCCTCAGCGCGTCCAGGCACACCGCGTCATCTGGATAGCAGCCGAAGGCGAGATCCCGCCAGCCATGCAAGTCAACCACCGCAACCGGCTGCGCTGGGACAACCGCCGCGCCAACCTCGAGCTCGTCAGCATCGGCAACAATATCCGCCATGCCGCCGGCAAGCCGTACCTGCCCTACCATCAGGCCGTCACCCAGCTGGCCATGCTGCCGCAGCCGCTACCGGAAACACCATGCACGGACAACATGACACGCGCGGGTGGCGTGTTCCAGCTGTGAATTAGCGAAGACCCCGTGATTTAATGTGCTCGCGACCGCATGCCCTGATGACGGGAGCAGCCTGAGCCATGGTTGCCTACATCCTCGGCTGCTCGACCATGCTGATCGTGGGATACATCGGCGGCTGGCTCCAGCACCGCGCATTGACGCGGCGCTGACCATGGCGCGGACCCGGCGGGACTGGCAGCGGTGGGCACGCCATGGCACCACCGCCCAGCGCGGCTACGGCAGCCAGCACCAGGCCGAACGGGAACGCCGCCTCGCCGCCTACCGGCCCGGCGACCTGTGCGCCCACGGCGGCGAACCGCTCACCTGGCCCCGCGAGCTCGCCCGCCGCTGGCTCGACCTGCCGCATAACGCCACCCGCACCGGCTACCTGCCCGGCCTGTCCTGCCGCTACCACAACCGGCAAGAGGGCGCGATCCGCGGCAACCGGGCACGCCGCCCGGCCCGGGCCTGGCAAACCGCACGGCCATGGTGAGCCGCGGACATAATGCCCCGGCCGTAATGCTACGGACAGTCACCAGATTCGCGGTCACGTTCCGTGCCTGCCAGCAGTGGCGGACACGCACAGCGACATCGGCCCTCGGCGGCCGCCCGCGCCGCCTGGCCGACCATGGCAGGCCGCGTGGCGCTGACCTGCGGAAACGCGCTGGCTCGAGTCGCCCAGCGCGCACGCCTGGCCCCATGACCCGCCCGCAGCCAAAAACATTTTTACAGGCCAAACTAGGGCTTCACGGAGGGTGACCACCCCGGTTTCCGTGACGCTCCGTGACCACCCCGGGGGTGACTGTCCGTGACGGCTTCCGGGCCGGTTGAGCGTGCCGTGCGCGCTGAGCTGCGTGCCCTGAAGTGCTCGGTCCAGTCGGACGGCTCGGCGGCGCTTGCGGTGGCGCTGGCCAGGCAGATCGACTCGGCCCGGGGCGCGGTGGCCGCTGCGGCGGCCGCCGCGCAACTCCGGCTCCTCCTAGACGACCTGCGGGCCGCCGCGAAGGACGCCAGGCCGGAAAGGACGGCTGTCGATGCCCTCCGCGCTGATGAGCTCGCCGCGCGGCGTGCCGCTGCTGGGTGACCAGGAGCCGCGGCTGTGCTGGCTGCCGCCGTCCGACCGGGACGAGTCGGGCCGCAACGCGGTGAAGCTCGCCGCGCATGCCGGCCTCGAGCTGGATCCGTGGCAGCAGTTCGTGCTGGAGGCTGGGCTGCGGCGCCGTGGGAGCCGGTGGGCGGCTTTCGAGACGTGCCTGATCGTCGCCCGGCAGAACGGCAAGGGGACCGTCTTGGAGGCGCTGGAGCTGGCGGCGCTGTTCCTGTTTCCTGATGTGCGGCTGATCTTGCATTCGGCGCATCAGTTCAAGACGGCGGCTGAGGCGTTTCTGCGGATCCGGTCGGTGATCGAGGGGCATCCGGATTTTGAGTCGCGGGTGTCGCGGATCCGGACGGCGGCGGGTGCTGAGGCGATTGAGCTGAAGGACGGGAAGCGGCTGCGTTTCGTGGCCCGCTCGAGCGGGTCGGGCCGCGGGTTCACATCCGACTTGGTCATTCTCGACGAGGCGTATGAGCTCGGTGACCAGGAGATGGCGGCCCTGTTGCCGACGTTGACGGCGAGGCCGGATCCGCAGGTGTGGTACACGTCGACGGCTGGTAATCCGGGGTCGGTGCAGCTGGGCCGGGTGCGGCGGCGTGGCCTGGCGGGCGGTGACGGGTCGCTGGCGTTCCTGGAGTGGTCCGTTGACGAGAACGGCTACGACCCGGCGGACCCTGCGGAGTGGGCGCGGGCGAACCCGGGGATGCATACGGGCCGTATCACGGCTGATTACATCGAGCGTGAACGGGCCGCGCTAGGTCCCGAGGCGTTCGCCCGTGAGCGGCTGTCGATCGGTGATTACCCGGTTGACGGCGGCTCGTGGGAGACGATCTCGGCGGATGCGTGGGACGCCTGCGCGGCGCCCGGGGCCCGGCTGTGAGCGGCGAGGTCGCGTTCGCGTGCGAGATCAGCGAGGACCGTAAGAAGGCGGCGATCGTGGCGGCCGGGCGTGAGGTGGACGGGACGCGGGTCCTGGTGGACCTGGTCTGGTATGAGCACCCGCGGGGCGCGGTGGGCCGCCTCCAGTCGCTGTGGGAGAAGCATGACCCGGTGGCCGTCGTGGTCGACGCCAGGAGCCAGTCGGTGACGTTGCTGAAGCCGCTGGCCGAGGCGGGGATCCTGGTCACGGAGCCGAAGACCGGGGACGTCGCCACGGCGCACGGCGAGTTCCTCGACCTGGTGAACGACGGGCAGCTGGCGCATCTGAGCCAGCCGCCGCTGACGGCGGCGGTGCAGGCGGCGCAGCAGCGAGCCCTGGCGGGTGCCCAGGCGTGGGAGCGGCGCGTCACGGTCGACCAGTCGCCGCTCGTCGCGGCAACCCTGGCATGCTGGGCGTTCCGCCGCTGGCTCGAGCTGTCAGCACCTGGTGTCTGGGCTATCTGAGGAGGCGATCGTGCGGCTGTCGGTGGTGCTGCTGCTCGTGTCGCTGGCCGGGGTGCTGGGCGGTGCGGCGCTGATCGGGACGTGGGCGCTGGGCCTGGGTATCGTCGCGGATTCGGTGGCGGTCGGCGTGTACGCGCTGCTGCGGGATGACGGCCGCGGCGTCCAGGCGCCCCCGGTGCACCAGGTGCCGACGCTGCATGATGTCCTCGAGCGGGCGCGGGCGTCGTGAACACAGAGATCGACCTCGGCGACGGGCACAGCATCAGGTTCGCTGACTGGGATCCCGACCTGGACCTTAACCCGCAGTACCGTGATATGGCTGACCAGCTGCCTGCGCGGGTGACCGGGCTCGTCCGTCACAAGCTGCCCGGCGTCAATCCTGGCACGCAGGGCGGTTACTGCGAGGGCGCGATTACTTTCGATACCCCGGCCGCCAGTGCGTACTTCAGCGGCCCGTTCTGGACGGTTGAATCCTGGGATCCGCTGACGCTCTCGCCGTCGCTGCTGTGCGAGTGCGGTGACCACGGGTTCATCCGCGACGGCCGGTGGGTGCCGGCGTGAGGCTCCTGGACCGGCTGATCCGCCGTGACGGCTACTGGGAGGGCCAGGCTAGCGGCGCTGCCGTCCTGACCAGCAGTTACTCGTCGGCGGACCGGGAGGCGGTGCTGCCGCAGCTGACGGCGTGGGCGCAGAATACGAACGCGTCGAATGCGGTGGTGTTCGGTGCGTCGCTGGCCCGGATGTCGCTGTTCTCGGAGGCGACGTTCCAGTATCAGGCGAAGGACGATAAGCACCTGTTCGGGAACATGACGCTGGCGAAGCTTGAGGTGCCGTTCGGGCCGAATACGACGGCGGCGCATCTGCTGGCGCGGATGGAGCAGGACGTGTTCCTGGCGGGGAACGCGTATATCTGGGATGCGCCGGGTGAGGACAGGCTGGTGCGCCTGCGCCCGGACTGGACGACCATAGTTTCGGAGCGGGTGCAGGTGGGCGGGGGCGGCTATTACCGGCGGCCGCTGGGGTACTGGTGGGAGCCGCCGAAGACGCAGCTGGACCAGGGGCAGGGGTTCATGGTGCCGGCCGGGGAGTGCGTGCACTGGGCGCCTATCCCTGACCCGCAGGCTGATTTCCGGGGGATGGCGCCGTTGACGCCGGTGTACCGGGATGTGCTGGGTGATGACGGCCTGGTGCAGCACAAGGTGCGGTACCTGCAGAATTCGGCCAGCCCGAATCTGCTGATCAAGTACAGCCAGAAGCTGCAGCCGGGCACGGTGGACTCGATCCGTGAGCGGATGCACGCCCGGTACGGTTCCGCGAATAATGCGTATAAGACGCTGGTCCTGGATCAGGGCGCTGACGCGACGGTGATCGGCAACAGCCTGGTGCAGATGGATTTCTCGAACGTCTCCGCGGCCGGGACTGAACGGATCCTGGCTGCGTGCGGCGTTCCGGGGGTCCTGGTCGGCCTCGAACCCCTGCGCGGGGCCGGCCGGGGCTTTCAGGAGTCGATGCAGAAGTGCGCGGATTTGTGGGCGCGGCCGCAGTGGCGGTCGGCGTGCGGGGCTCTGGAGAAGCTGCTGGATGTTCCGGCGGGGAACCGGCTGTGGT